AGCCAAGTCGCCTGAAGCGTCTTTGACAATAGCCATAGCACCAATCTCTGCACTGGTGAAATTAACCAGGTCAGTAAGCATATCGGCATATGTGTCATACAGATAAGTCTTCGCTTTCCCTGCGAGTTCTGCCTTAGTAGCAAATACCTCTGTCGGCAGATCGGGTAATAAACCAGTCAAATCATCAAGAACGAGTTTTTCGTCAGCCGTTTTGTGAAGGTCGCCGTCGCCTGCATGGTTGCCAAGCTCGGTCTTTGTAGCATAAGTCGCATTTGCGTCATTAGCCAAGTTGGCCAATTTAGATGTATCACTGCTAGTCTTATGCATACTTGCATCAACTACGTGAGTCTGAATATCACCTTCAATGTTGGTGATCTTAGTGTTCAATATGGTACCATCGCCTAACGTTATTAAATCGCCTGATGTTGGATTGTAAATCTCAACCCATGTGATACCATTCCAAATTTTTTGTAATCTTTTTTCTACTGCCATTTTTTTTAAAAATTAAATAAGTTCATATTTTCTATAACCAATATCTTGTATATGTCGGGTTCGGTGTGGTAACACCTAACCATATATATTCGTCAATATATTTTTGCAAATTGGTTACGGCTCCGATATTATGCGAGTCAGGGGCCGTCCTCCCGCTAAGCAAATTATGTATTGTAACGCCACTTCCACCTCCTCCACCGCTAGATACATCTTGCCACTCGCCATGGATAAATGCTTTTATTTTTACAGTCCTGGATACATCATCATAGACGCGCCACAAGAGCTTTTTGTTCTTCGGCGGAAACTTACCGGTTGTAATTCTTTGATCCATATTTTTTTTTGTATTATCTTGTTAATTAAATAAATATCCAAGCATCATCTAAAGTCCAAAATCCCATTGAGCCACCTAATGATGCGTTTATTGCATCTATTTGACTATCATTCTATAATTCATGATCAGAAAATGTCGTACTATTGCCCCAAGGATGCGTGAGTTCCATACAATATACATGATCTATTATTAATGGTGCCTCGTGCATTCCAGGCGGCAAGCCAGGGTCGATTGGATATTTATTTATGAACGTCTTTTCATTTGCCAGCCAATCACCAGGGGCATATGTTTTCTATTCATAAAACATCCCATCAAATGCATTGTCCGTGAACAAAAACGGATATCCAAGCATTTGTATAACACTCTATTCTATTGATCCATCCATCCTTCTCGTGCCAGAATATCCCAGAAGTGGTTCACCAAAGAATCCAATTGAAAAGAAATGCCCAATAATAGAATCTCCTCTCAATGGGTGTGCTGGTAACACTTGAGCAAATGACCTCATTGGCTTAGATGAATCAAAGTATAGCGTCTTTCCAGATAAATCCAACCCAACGCGCCACTTACTCATCGGCAATTTTATCTTTGGCTTGCCGTCGCTAATCTCTCCCTTATGCCAAATCTCTGGTGGCAACACCCTTTTGTCGTTAACAATAATCTCCCCTATTCTGGTTTGCTAATTATTGCCGAACATATGCATTGAATCTCTCTGTTCCATTATTTAGAGGTTTGTTTAGATTGTTTATTTATCTGCTTCTCCTTAAGTTGCTGATCGCGTTTAGTTTTAGTTTTGTCGAAAGATAACCTTTCTTTATCAAGCTTATGCTTTTCATTAAACTACCTGATGTTCTCATCTAACTTTTTCTGGTCAGTATCGCTAATCGGAGAGTCAGCGGGTTCATGTCCAGCCATCCTGCTCTATGCTGCTATCTAAGCTATAACAATTTTTGTATCATTATCTCTTTGGTTAATCCTGTCTGCTTGCTACATCTTCATCTGCTCCATCTCGATTTGCATATTGGCTTGTTGCTCCATGGCCTCTCTATCTGCTTCAGCCTGTTGCTATTGCATAGCCTGCATCTCTTCTTCGCTTTGCTGTATAAGTCTTTCCTTTTGTGCTAATGATGTTGTATTATACACCTTCATTATTGTGGACATGCTCACCATCTAGTTTTGCACGGCCAATGCAGCTAGCTGCTCGACCTTACCTTGAACGTCTCTGGATACACTCGCATTCTCAACTACAAGCCCATAATCACATTCGGCAAATTCATCACCAGGGATCTCTACTACCTGCTTACTCATGTCACTAAGCAGGTAGTTGAACTTCATCGTCCGGCCCTTTAGACACGCTTTAGAACACTCTATAAAGGCTTCCAGTACGCGCCTCTTTAAGTCATCGTGAACTGAAAAGAACCATTCTGTAATATGCGAAGACTAGAGTGTCGCACGTTCAATTCCTCCTACAGTTTCTCTGTTCGAGATCTAGCCTTCACGCTATTTTGATATACCAACAATCTCAGACATCTCTTCGCGAATAAATGCCAGGAGCTGATAGTTCTACTCTATAAAATTGCCGGTTTCAAGATCAAGTACACCCTGCTATTGGCCAAAGCCGCCAACTATCTTACCCTTTGCTGCTCCTACGTTACCCTCCTTAAATGAGTCTTCTACGGCCAGATTATTCACTTTAGCAAAGTATAACCACTTATCTATGGACCATCCCTTTGGTATCCTGGCAAGATCCACTCTCGGTATCTTACCATAGTTGTTGGCAATGGCCTTACTTAATTTATGATGAACGACATCATATAAGTAGGAGTAGGGCTTCATCATGTCCACCATAGAATAAGGTCTATTGTCGTTCAAATTATAAATCTAACCTATGATACCGGCATGACACCTTGATGGATTGTCTAATCTATTATATTGTATTACGCATGGTCGCATATTGCAGTATACATCTTTTCCTATCTGCACACCCTCCCATTGCTCATTTATCCAAAAGATTTGTTCTTCTTCTCCCATCTCTTCGTTTGGAATATACGTCTCAGGATAAAATGAGAATGACTCTTCGCCCGATGTGGGATCGTAAGATTTTATCTTCTTAATTTTCCTCCTGGATTTCCAATACACCTGCATCACTCTCATGTTACCATTGTCATCATGATACCTGTGTTGATGTACCGTGCCTAATGTGTAAAGCTCTCCGTCTATAAGGTGCGTCCTAAGGCTATTAGTTCTAACAAAGGCGTCTCTTGGATCAGAGTTGTACATACTGTCGATAGACCCTTGAGATGGAACAGACTCAATCTTTTTTAAATCAGAAATTGAAAGAACATCATAAAAAGCATCAACTATACGACTCTTAGACCAGAAGTCTTGTATAACGATTATGTCAGCATCTTCTATCTTATTAGAGAAACCAGACATATACGTTCTTATCTTTATTGGATTAATCCTTCTCAATGATGGTTCCCCACCAACAATAGACACCTAATATATCTCCTCCCCAACAGTTAAAGCGTCCTGAAATCCAGCGTTGAAAATAAGTGGCATATTGAGTTCCATGTAATAATGGTTCAAAAGAGCATTAGCCCTTATCTCCCTTACATCCTACCATTCATATATTGCAAGCTTATTGACCTCCTGCATCCGCTATTCAAAGAGCTGATCGTCTTCACCAGATTCCTCAATAGCCTCTTGCATTTTCGCCTGTATAGTCTGCTTCTTGTTGGTTTCTATCTCGCTAATCTACTCTGGATTAGTTATTGTCACATGCCAGTTGTATGGTCGCTTCAGTTCTTCCCCGAGTAAAAGATTTATCTTGGAATTTAGGATAGGGAAATGCTGTATGTCACCAATCTGAGTGTATTGAGCCTTTATGTTTTCGGGGTTTAAAACAATCCTTACATCGTCAAGATTTAGAACCCCATTCATTAAGTCATAATTTATGATCTTGTCCCCAACACTTTTACGCACAAGCTCATTAGCAATGGACGCAACCTTGTCTGCCCATTCCACGTGGGACTTGCGCCATGCCTTGGTCTTAGCTTTGTAAGATAATTGCTGTATCGGGAATGTCCCTAGATTTGTTGCCATAAATGTATTTTGCGCCGCAAAGATACTAAAAAAAAATCAATTCTGCAATAGAATTAATTGAATGTTAAAAATATATTAGTCCTCAATTAACTTTTCATCATTATAATTGTCTTTGAAGAACTGGTCATTTCCCAGGTAATCAGAGTCTATATTTCTGTCATAATCTTCACTGAATCCATCCTCTCCTGCAAGTATAAGCTGACTTTCCCTGCCGAGCATCGCCATAATCATAGCATCGTGGCGGTCAGTATTAAGATCGTTATTCCACAAAATAAGCTCCTGTAGCAGTGCCCTTGACTTTATTGTTGTTAAATTCGGCACAGAGACTTCTGTTGGCTCCCCCTCGCTATTCTTCTCTATTATAGTAACAGGCTTAAGTAGCCAGTCTCTAAGGCATCGTCTGCCATAAGATTGTATTGGCACAGTAGCTCGTATTCCTTTTGACGTGTTGCCATATCCTATCTTTGTCACAAGCTATTTGTCTTTCAAAAACTCTGGGGTATCCATGAGTAAATATAACGAATTCATCTTAGAAAAGTATGTATACAAACCTTTCCAGTTATTCTCATAGCATGTCAATCCTGACGCATTATAGAAAATAGCAAGCTTTCTCACTATCTCATAAAACTCATCGGCAAACTATGGTCTTCCAGTATAACATGCGGCGATTCTGTCTGTCCATAAGTCTAAAACATAAGTTGATCCTAACGATAATGTATCTGACTCATCATTGTCATAAACGTCAGCACCTACGATATATCTGTCAGGAAACACTCTCCCAAGGCTGTCTTCTTTCGGCAGCTCAAACACCTCTATGGCTCCATATAGCTTATTATCCCTTGTTGGAAACTGTCTTATTGGTTCATCCTGGAAAGTGGGATTGAATACAACCTTGCCATCAGCAAATCCTAGTCTCCCTGTCATGATAGTAGTGTTCCTGTCTGCGTCTAGAGTGTTTAGTTGTTGCGTTAGATCCGCCACTGGATATATCGTGCCATCCACCCTCATCATACTGTCTTGTATTGTGAACGGCAATTCCGCCTTCAGCTGCGTTAATGCATTTGCATCGGAGGTATTATACTTTACTTTAAATCGCTGCTTACAGAGCTCTAAAAGGGCCTTTGTTACATCGCTATTGCCATCTTTATCCATACACTCCGCGCGATTCATATATGCCCCTATGAAGAAGCATGCCGTCGACTTGTTGTCCTTCCCTTCGTCAAATACATTAGGCAGTGCGTACACATTATATCCCTTTGGATGGTATATTATTTCTTGAGCTCCCTAAAAATCGCTCCCCTAAGTTCCCCCCGTCCCTATACCTACTATTTGTCCCCATGCTACCTCGCCGTCCTGAACATTATATAATGATGTGTTATATGTATCAATAAACCTCGAAAAGCACCCAAACTCCTCATATATGAGACGGTGACTTCGCTTACCCCTTATGGCGTCAGGATTGTCTTTGGCCGAGATGCCTATTGTTGTATTTAAAGTCCCCTTCTTGATGCCACTATCAACATCCTGGTAACCCATCTCCCACTGCATCTCTATCAATGAATTTCTTAATCTGTGCGATGGGAATTCCATGTTGTCTGCAATAAAGTCTATCATAAATTGGAACTTGTTTAGTATCTGGTCCTTGTTGAGATACTCTTTCTAGTAGGCCGTAACCATACCAGAAACCTTACTCTTAACATCACTGCTATCTCCGCAGCAGAATAACCTGGCTAAAATCGCAGCCATACTAAATGATTTCCCGCAACCACGACGCGCTATGATAATAGCATGCTCTCCGCCTTCGTGGTCGTTATAGAGACCACCATTTCTAGCTTGATCAAGATAATGATACAACAAGTATGAGCTGTCCCATACATCAGGAAATGCCGTTAATCTCTATGATTGCTTTTTGCCAGCAACCTTTCTCGCTATCTGTATTGGACAATAATTAAGGTAGAAATACATCTCCCCAGGAATCCACTCCCCATCACTGGGGCGCACATAACCATACCATATCCTGTTAACCTCTTCTTTAAACCAGTGCATAAACTCAGAGTTTGGATTAGGATTTGGCCTTAGCCTGGTATAGCAACCATACTGTTCATAATGGCGTGCTGACGGCCTGAAATATTCCATGTCCTCCAATATGTGAGGCCTACAAAGGTCTACTATGATTCTACCGTCACTCCTCGGCCGGTCTTTTGCCCTGGCCCTGTTTGGGGAGATCATATAGTTGATGAATGGTATATTGTTTATATACTTATTATACTCGTCAACGATCTCATCCTTTAGCCCGGCAAGCGACACTTCTGTGTTTACACTATTATATGGTGAGCCCATCTTCAAATAGTTTTTTTACGCGAGATCCCTGCATCCTGGAGTTGTCCTCAACCTCTTTGTATATCTGTTTCTCTGCCTCACTGAGATCTCGACTTAACTGAGGAATAATCTTAATTGTCTGCATTATCTGAGGAAGAGAATACACAAGCTTCCCCTTGTCGTCTAATAACGTTAAATCTATGTCCTTAAGCTATTGCCTGACCTTTTCTATTGTAGTCCTAGTATCCTATACCAATAATGATGTCGTTGTCTGTGTCATCTGCTTATACAGTCGTATAGCCTCAAGCATAACCCGGTCCTCTTTCCACCCATTAGGTAAACCCTCGGCCTGTACGACCTTCTCTAGGCGTTCCTTATCGTCTACGATATACATAAATTCACTCCTTGGGTCACAATAAAAATATAATAGCGATAGCTCCTTGAGTGCAGTGGACTTATCCTTAGACTTATCACGATCCCATACCGCCTTAAATGCTTTAAGGGTCAAAGCCTCTTCTGAGACAGTGACCCTGTAGTTGTCATACTTAAATAATTTCATCCAATTAGCTTTTTATGCTCCTATATGATATGCTGCAATTCATCATCCACCTCCTCATACTCTTCGACGATGAAATCTACATCTGAGTCAAGAATGAACAAGCATTCTTCTCCATTTATTTCTATGACATTAAAATGATATCGAACAATGTCTTTCCTTAATGTGTCGTCATCCTCCTTCAACGAGTTCGGAGCATATTTCTTTACTTCGTAACGCGCCGGGTTGATACAGACCATGTCGCCAACCTTTATCCTCCTCACGAGGTCGCCAACAGCTATGACCGTCTGGTACTCCTTTACTCCTCGCTTTAGCTTCGAGGCGTCTATTAGAACGGAACCTGAAATTCGGCTCGACGTATCGGTGTACATGTTCATAGTAGTCACGATCTTGTTGTGCATCGGGGTTATCCTCTTTACCTTTACTTCCATAATACTTGTCTCTTCTACTATAATTACTATTTAATACTTTATTTTTCTAATACCCGAACATCCCAATAAATGGAACCTGATACGCAGGCAAATACCTCACATCATTGGGCACTTGACATGTCCTCACGTATGTGTGCTGCAGGTTCTCGTATATGCGCTTAAAATAGCTATTGTATATCCTGTATACTTCACTTGCGCTTATGCCAGTCTCCTCAGATACTTTCCTTGCAATAGTCCTGGAATCCATTTAATTCAAATGTTAACTTTAATACGAATGATCTAGAATCTTCGCTTAAACTAGGAATGAACTTTTTGTTTAATTTGTTGTCTATGATTAATTTCGCCTTCTTCAATTTATGTATGTTTACATTAAAATTGCTATATGATATGCCTAGTTTATTCGCTATCTTATTGCTGATCTCAGTGCTCATTAATATAGTGTCAATCATTTCTTTATCTTGTATATTTCTTGATAATATATAATGGTACCTTAATAGTTCAGCCATAACAGAGAGCGCCCTTCCACTTGTATCGTGGAAGGGTCTCAAGAACTCAAGCCAGTAATAAAAAAATTTCTCTGAGTGCTTCTCCGGTATGCGAATGATACTTAGGTCTGTCATTCGCAACTATCAGCAGCTCCAACATTCTCGGGAATGGTAATCATGCTCTTAATCTCATTAGCACAAGCATCAACAAAGTCAACACTAAATGATCCTCCAAGCTCAACAACCTTAAACAGGTAATCTAATCTCTTGAACAAATTAATATTGTTCATTTGAGATATCTGATTGCGTAACATCTCATTCTGCTCACTCAATCCATGAGCGGCTTTCTCTAAATCCTCATAACTCAACTTTTCAGTTCTGCCTTTAACAACTTCCATTTTCTTTGCCATTTCTTTCGTTTTTAATAAATTCTACCCAATTCTATATACTTACTTTTCCAATATCAGTATTGTTACATTTGTCGCAATAATCCTCTTCATCTATATACAAGATTGCCAATGACCCACATCGCTTGCAATAATATACAGGCTCTTTGTCATACTATTCGTGCTTGCCTAAATTAACGAACATAGTTAAATGTCATTTTACGTACATTTTTACCTAACCACTCAACTAGTGGCTCGTTATCTGATTGAGATATCCATTGCCCTTCAAGTAGGATGGAATGAATAACCTCATGATATATAGTATCAAATATTATACTGGCAGGCAAAACCTTTTCATCACTCAGATGGCTGTCAAACACTGATATGTATAAGTCCATCCTTTCGCGATGTACTATCCCGAAGCAATACTCTGGATAATTTTTGTACCCAGTAACCTGCTCCGCAAATTCCCTTGTTACCCTTGGTACATAATGTATTCTATAAACACATGTCAATAATTGTACCTGATCTGGCAAATTCAACTCTTTAATAATACTTTTTACTTTCTCTTCCATATTTCTTCCCATTTAAACTCGTGGAGCGTCTGGGATTCGAACCCAGGTCCTGAACGCTTCCCGTGTCGGCTCTACGCCCAGTCAAACCCTTCACGCCCCATCTCCCTGCGTATTGCCAACAACTCGATTGTAGCTTTATCACTCGCCAGTAACCATGCGGGACACATTAGCGCCTTACGATGCGCGGTCATCGTTTCAGACCCATTACGTCAGGTTGATCACTCCTGCCTACTTAGACTTTTACTTTATACGACTTGCCACCAACGATCACAATATAATATCCCGAAGCTAATGGCAGATTAACTCCATCAATAAATCCTCCATAAATCTTTTGACCTAACACACTATACACTTCGACAGAAACCGGACTTGAAGTTTTAACAGTTAAGACCTTATTATATACGAAAACAGCAACATCGCCGAAATTCCCATTGGAGAGCACGATGCTGGACTTATCCAATACAAATGTGGCAATTTTAATGCTATCATTATTGTCTTTTATCCAACACTGATAAGTTCCAAGCAAATTGTCACCAAAAGAACATGTAGACCATGATGGCTGATTAAATGAATTAAACAACGGAAGACCGTCCTTAACCCATGTGTAAGACTTCGTGCGACCAGAGGTTGTATTGCCAGATGCATAGACAAACATCCATATGTCGCTTTTATCTATAGCCTGCAAGTTGAACAACTCAGACCCCCTCATCCCCTTCGACAGGACTTCGCCCGACAACTCCGACTTGAATGCTATACTGTCTAAACTTAATGACTTATATATGTACTGGTAAGCCGCTAAGATGGTATCTGCACCGACAGGATTAGAAACTATCACATATGAGTATGTCCTGTATATGTCATTGCCAATATTAACTTTACTCAACCCATGAACATAATCGAATGTGAGATCTTTCCCAACGTAAATAATACTATCGTTTGTTGGATTTGGCCTTGGTGTATCAGATACCCATAGATAGACATTATCAAGATTCATAGTGTCTGCCAGACCCACTTTATAAGAGTAAGCGCTTCCCTGATTATCCCTGTTGATAAAAGTAGCAGGCCTATTAATACTCGTTATCACTGGAGCTTTCCATATGTGATAATATGCAACAGTATCAAATCGCGCAGGCGTGTCATACGAATAACGCAAATGTGCGTTGTGATAGCCTGTGTTCAACTTGAAATACTGCGTACCGTCAGCACGCACAATGTCGCCAGCGGGTATTACGCTGCCACCCCAGTACCACGTTACATTACCAGATCCTATGTTGTGAATCAATGGTATTGTGTCTACTGGTTTAACCCTGATTGTGTCTATAGCAAATAAACTTATACTTGCAATTAATCCTAATAATGTAAATTTCATTTTCTTCATATACTTTGTTTTTTAAATATTTGTTGCGGCCCTGGATTCGAACCAGTCCATGAGATTATGAGACTCATATGCTACCTTTACACTAAGCCGCGGTAAATTGTTTGTAAACCTCCTCTTCTGTTTCACTAAATAGCTGCCTGAAGAATAACCTTTCAAACTCTTCAAGGTACTCCACCTTACCACCAAAGATGAGGTCGCATTCATTATTATCATAAACAACCTCTATCGTCACACTCTTCGTCTTATTCCTAAAATTTACACGCACTAACTTCACTACCGCATCATCTTCTAAATAAGAATGCAACCTCACCCTTTTGTAAAATAAATTATTGTTTGCCCTGTTCTGCACGAAGCCTAACGCCTTAAGCTCCTCATTTGTCAATTCTATACTATCCCCCATAATGTATCAATTAGTCGCCCCCGAAGGATTCGAACCCTCACCAAGTGGGTTAGAGCCACCTGCGCTACCGTTACGCTAGAGGGCAATACATTACTTACATGCCTCCTCCCACCATGATAAAAATAATGGATAGGTCATGGACACCTCGGAGACTGGGTAATTACCAATATAAGCCTTATTCTGAAGGTCGGTAGCACAGTCTATTTCTATACCCTTAGCGCCCAAAAATCCTATCACCTTATTAATACATTCATAACTATAAGTGCCTTCGTAAATTCTTTGCGTTAAAGACAATATGCCAGGAATGCAACTTTCATCTCTAACCATACCCATTATAAATGTCACATTATAATCATCATTTACTCTCCACGTTGAATAGCACTCGCCACGATCAATACACTTAAAGTCGAACCCGCTTTCATATGATCCAGATAAAGACCGTAAGTTCTTAACAATCGCATCCAACAATGGATCTAAAATCTTAAACTTCTTCTCTAAGAATAAAACCCTCTCTTCTAAACTTCTCTCTTTCATTTTCTTCCTATTTAAAATGTTAGTATTCCCCTTTGGACTCGAACCAAAACCCTTCTCGGTATCAGCGAGATGCGCTAACCACTTGCGCTAGAGGAATATGTTGCAAGTTTCATGCCATAGCAGAGGAGCAACTTGCCCATTGATGATTTATTGCGCAGAGATATGTTTCACTCTCACTTTAAATGCGAAGGACCTCGCAACCTCACTTTCCTTGCATACGCAATACGCCGATTACACCTGAACGTCTATCATCAAATCGAGCACAAAGATACGAAAAATATTTGACATATGCAAATTTTTGATGAATATTTAATAAAGTTTAACGTTAATCTTGCGCCCTGGCCGTACCAGAATTCTTCTTATTGCTGTTCATTAGCAAGGGAGCTGCCAACGCTCCTATCGGTCCTATATCAGATAGTTTTTGAGACAGAGCGTTTTTAGACATAAGATGAAGTGTGTCATAGTTGGTGGAGGATTCCTTTATGACATTATTGTATCTTTCAAGATTGTCAAAAGATGCTGGAGAAATCATATCCTTTATAATGTTACGCTCGACCATGCCATGCTTTAAATCTATAAGGAACGATGTCTATTCGTTGCCAAGAAGATCGTGCGGATTCATATCTCCACGATACTTAGCATATTCGTGAAACTCAGGATGGTCGTATACAGCATAAAAATTTTTATTATCAAAATTATCTCTTGCCATGCCAGTTTTGTCCGAATAATATTTTGTGTTAGCCGTTAGCTTTGGATTTGGAATCGCCTCCCATTTGGTCCCGTCTGAAGTTTTTCTGAAATATTCTAGCATATCAAAAGTCCCCCTGTTGTAATTCCCACGTATCGCCCTGGATGCTACGGCATGCTACAACTCATGAGGGATATGATTACTGAATATATATTGCAACGCTGATGATGTCATTGTCCTACTGGGCGGATTCATCACAGCCTGATATTTTCCGGTTGGACCAACCTCGAAGTTTAACCAGGACCTTCCAGCAGCACGCTCGCTCAATATGTCATCTAACACAGCAGTGTAATCAGTCCCGTGCTTTGCGTCTACATTTTGGTAATATTTTCTTACCTATGGAGAAGATAATTGACTATCGACATATCTATTGAATTTTCTTTTAGCAAATTTCTCTGCTATTCCACGAAGAGGCTTGTCAAGAATATTCTGCAAAGTTGGCTGATATTTCTCGCTAGACTTGCCAAGTTCACTAACGAGAGGAACCCACTTTCCGTCTTTGGTAGTGTATATGTTTAAATCGCTTGACCTCAGGGCGCCCACTTGGTTATGCTGTATTGGGTTCTTGGTCTCAAAAAGATACCTTCCTTCCTGAGGATGATAATTTAGTAATGGGTCTCCCTAGCTCCAATGAACTTCGCCAGAACGACCACCTTTTATCTTGCCAACCTTAGGGCGTAAATAACCAGACTACATTAAGTCATCATACTGTGATTTTCCAGCGATCCTATATGCCTAATTGGGATTGGAAGCCCTAAACGCATCTGGATTCGAATACTGCAATGGAGACCCTCCAGTAAAAACCCTATTGATCGCATTAGCCTCCCTCTACGATGGATACTTACTAACGTTCTTCAACATTTTTGTCGTTTGACTTACTGCTTTCCCAATCAGAGGGGTAATAGTGTGTTTTGCTGCACCCATGCTTGCAGTGCCAACAATAGGCACTGGCAATAAGCTAATAGCGAATTGTGTTCTAGGATCCTCCAGAAACCTGCTCATTCCATCCCTTGTGGCTGTAGCGCCAGGATTCTCAATCGGACTGCCATCAGGGTTGACGACTTCCCTAAAATTCTATTGATAGTATTTCATGCGCTTATCATCACGACCAATGGTGAATGTGGACCCGTCACTCCTGTAAAAAGTCCTGGTGTTTTGTTTCAGTTCACCACCGTTATCATAAGTGTTCATTGCCCCGCCACTCCTAATGAATGTTAGTGTGTTCTATTCTTTAGGTACACCTTGATTAAGTGGACCACCTTCTGCATAATAATTGAATTTTAATTTTGGATTTTGTTCTTTCAACCGTTGACGCTATTCATTTATCTTAATTGATATTGAATCGCTTGGAAATCCACGATTACTATATTCCTTTAATACTGGAGCTACAGTTCGATGCGCATCATATTCTAACGTTTCTGGATTGTAATACCTTGATTCCCACCTAGAATTAGCAAATGGATCTTCACCAAATAATATTCTTTTCCATCTTGGCCTAGGACCATATTTAGCCCACTATTCATAAGACCACTTATCAAATCTATTTGTGCCTAATTCGTTAGCCTAATACGCATGAGCTAATTCATCATGATAATCTATATGATTATATTCTTCTGTTGATGGAGCAATATTCCTCCCAGACTCTAATCTCTTATCAAGATGACGTAGATACATCTAATTACTACTTGATACATAATGAGAGCTTTCAATATCGTATATATGATCTCCAGGAGTAAATGAACTAACAACTGGACTTCCAGATATCGCCCTTAGAGTGTCATTCCTTAAATTCATCTCATTCCTTATTCTCATCATGGCTTCCATATCTTCAATATCTTTAGTAGAATAATCACCTGAAGCCTGAATCTAAGATCTGTTGTTCTTTGAATAATATGGCTTTATCTCAAATTGATTATCGCTAAGTGGAATAGCGATAGGAATATTATTATGTTTATCAACCCTGGTATTATCCTGTTGTGCTACGTAATCATAATGGCGCTACATCTCATCCAGTTTTGTAACGCCATTACCTATATATATCTGCACCAACTAAGCCTTCTCGGCTTGCGTCAACTCGCCCCACATATTCATATAACTCTAACAATTGTAAACCCTCGCTTGATAACAGCCGCCTTACAAACGAT